TGGCATAGAGTTAAACCCGTGACATCAGGCACAAGATACAGTCTTGTTGCTTGGCATTTAGGACAACCATTTAAATAATATGAATATAAGTAATCATTTTAGCACAACTATTTGGTCAGAAGAGAAACCTGAATTTGTAAAATCATTAAACAAGTTTTCTAATAAATATATTAAAGACGCTAAAAATACTCCACAAGCCAAAGCACATATAAAAAAGTTTGGTGACTTTGGACTCTCTTATCATTCTACACCTCTTACCTTAGATAATAATTTTATAGATCTTAGAAATTACGTGGGTCAAAAATCGTGGGATTTTTTAGATCAACAAGGTTTTGATATGTCACAATACACAACTATGTTTAGTGAGATGTGGGTGCAGGAATTTTCTAAAAATGGTGGTGGACATCACAATGCACATATACATTGGAACCAGCATGTGTCTGGTTTTTACTTTTTAAAATGTAGTGATAAAACTTCATTCCCTATATTTCATGAACCAAGAACAGGTGCTAGAGCTACAAAATTAAAAATGAAATCTGATAATATTTTATTTCCTGGAATGGAATTATTGCATTTTAAACCAAAGCCTGGTTCATTATTAATCTTTCCAGGGTTTTTAGAACACGAATTTTCAGTAGATTTTGGTAAAGAACCTTTTAGATTTATACATTGGAATATACAAGCTGTGCCAAAAGAAATGGCAAAAGATGTTTAAAGTAATAGACAATTTATTAGACAAAGATAGTTTTAAAAGAGTTCACGACATGTTTTATAACAACGAGAACTTCCCTTGGTTTTCTACTCCTGTGTTAGATTATAAAGAACACAAACAATTTGTGCATTTTTTTTATTATGACCATAAACCTAATTCTATCTACAATGAAATATTAAAACCTATTTATAATTTATTAGGAGTAAAAGCTTTAATAAAAGTAAAAGCAAATTATTTATGGAAAACAGATAAAATTATAGAACATGGATTTCATACAGATGGTGCAAAACATATACCTAAAGATGATAACCCAGATTGGAAGACAGCTATATTTTATATAAATACAAACAACGGATATACAAAATTTAATATAAAGAAAAAAATTGTAAAAAGTAAAGCAAATAGACTTGTAAAGTTTCCTGCAAAGATTAAACACACAGGCACTACTTGTACAGACAAAGATGAACGAATTGTTTTAAACATTAATTATTACTAATGAAAGAATATAAATTACCACTAAATAGTTTTATCGGAGGTTGGTTTATTCCTGCAAAAATTTGTAATGGATTAGTTTCTTATTATAATGAATTTAATAAACACGCTACACCAGGTAGATCAGGCAGCGGTAAAGTAAGAAAAAATGTTAAGGACTCATTAGATCTATTAATTAATTCAAACAACTTTGATAAAGAAATATTACTTTATAGAATGGAGTTACAAAAAATTTTAGAATTATATATAAAAAGATATCCTGAAATAAACGACTGTTCTAAATTTAATGTTAAAGAGTTTAATATTCAAAAATACAATAAAAAAGGTGGATTTAAAAAATGGCATTTTGAAAGAAGGTGCCTTGAACATGCTGGAAGAGTTTTAGTTTTTATGACTTATTTAAATGACATAGATGAAGGAGGCACTGTTTTTAAATACCAAAAAATTACTACCCCTTCTATAAAAGGATTGACTTTAATTTGGCCTACAGATTTTACTCATACTCACAAAGGTCAGATAACAGATGAAGAAAAAATAATAACAACAGGCTGGTTTGAATTAATATGAAATTTTTTAAAATAAAATCGTATTACATTGTTACAGATATAAAAGAACATAAAAAAATAAAACAAAAGTTTTTAGACTTAATAGATTTAATGCCCGACTCTAGTTTAAACACTATATCTAAAACTGATTGGAATTTACCAAGAGAATATAAAAGAAAGTATTTAGATTATTTTTATGATATAATTACACCATACATGGATACAATGGCTAAAAAGTTAAAGTGTAAAGATTGGAATATTTCTAATGGCTGGTTTCAAGTATATGGTAAAAACGATACTCATACTTGGCACACACATGCAAACTCAAATTACACTAACATTTATTATATAAGCTTGCCTGATAAATCAGTAAAGACACAAGTTTATGATGTGGTAACGAAAAAAATAATTGATGACTTTAAAGTAACAGAAGGACAACTATTGACACTGCCTGCTAATTCAATACACACCTCTCCTTTAAACAAGACAAAAAATAAAAAAGTTATTATATCTTTTAATTCTAATTTTGAAGATGTGGATTTAAATCTATGAGTTTTAAAAAAAATAAATATACAATTATACGTCAAGCAATATCAAAAGAATTAGCTTCGTTTATTGCAAACTGTTTTTTGATGCAAAAACAAGTTTATGATACTTGTAGAGCACACAGATATATATCACCTTTTGAAAATATTATAGGTCATTACGAAGGCATGGATGAACAGATACCTAATACATATGTTCAATACGCAAACATTGCTATGGAGACTTTAATGTTAAAATGTCAACCTAAAATGGAAAAAGCCACTAAACTTAAATTATACCCAGCTTATACTTATGCAAGAATTTATAAAACAGGTGATGAATTAAAAAGACACAAAGATAGATTTAGTTGTGAGATATCTACTACTATGAATCTTGCCGGTAATGATTGGCCGATATACCTTGAGCCTTCCGGTAAAGAGGGTATGAAAGGTATTAAGGTAAATCTTAAACAAGGAGATATGCTAGTTTATTCTGGTTGTGAACTAGAACATTGGAGAGAAAAATTCAAAGGCAAAGAATGTATACAAGTTTTTCTGCATTATAATAATCGTAAAACTCCAGGATCGAAAGATAACATGTTTGACAAACGTCCGCATTTAGGTCTTCCTTCCTGGTTTAAACGATGATATAATATTTAGATGGAGACAGGGCACCACCACATACCCCCTGTCTCCTTTTAAATAAGGACTACCAAAAAATTAAAAACCTTGTATTATGGTAAAACTATGCTACAAAAATTAGGATTTGCCCCTGGATTCAATAAACAAGTCACCGAGACTGGAGCTGAAGGACAATGGTTTGATGGGGATAATGTACGTTTTAGATACGGGACTCCAGAAAAAATAGGTGGTTGGTCTCAATTAGGTAATGATAAATTAACTGGTGCGGCGAGAGCCTTACATCATTGGGACAATAACGCTGGAATTAAATACGCTGCTATTGGAACTAATAGAATTTTATACGTATATTCTGGTGGATCCTATTATGATATTCACCCAATTAGAGAAACTTTAACAGGCGCTAAATTTACAAGTAGCTCATCATCAACAACAGTCACAGTAGTATGTACCGGGGCTCATGGTTTATTAGAAGATGATATTGTTTTATTTGACAGTGTAACTGGTGTAACTGGATCATCCACATATACCAACGCTACTTTTGAAGATGTAAAATATATGGTTACCTCAGTCCCATCCGCTACAACTTTTACAATTACCGCAGCAAGCACAGAATCAGGAACTCCCTTAACTACAAGTGATGGCAACAGTACTTCTGTTTTATGTTACTATAATGTAGGGCCTTCTCAACAGTTAGGCGGTTTTGGTTGGGGTACAGCTTTATATGGCGGTACAGCTAACGGACCAGCAACCTCTACATTATCAACAACTCTTCCAGATGATGCCACTACTACTGTAGTGTTAGCAGATACTACAGCGTTTCCTGCTTCAGGAGAAATTAGAATTGGATCGGAAGACATTAGTTTTACAAACAATGACACGGGAACAGGGACCTTGAGTGGAGGATCTCGAGCAGTTAACGGAACTACAAGAGCAGCCCATAGTTCTGGAGAGACAGTAACCAACATATCAGATTTTGTTGCATGGGGAGAAGCTTCTTCTGCAGACTTTACAATTGATCCAGGCCTATGGGTATTAGATAATTATGGAACAAAATTAATTGCTCTTATATATAACGGCGCATGTTTTGAATGGGATGCTGCCCCTTCAACCGCAACAGCAACTAGAGCAACTTTATTACCTAATGCACCTACAGCATCACGTCATGTATTGGTATCTACACCAGACAGACACTTGGTATTTTTTGGAACAGAAACAACCGTAGGATCAAGCAGTACATTAGACGATATGTTTATAAGATTTTCGTCTCAAGAAAGTATTGATCAAACAGATTCTTATGTAGTTAAAGCAAACAATACCGCAGGTACACAGAGACTTGCTGATGGTTCTAGAATTATGGGAGCTATTAAAGGTAGAGATGCAATCTACGTTTGGACAGACACTGCATTGTTTCTTATGAAATTTGTTGGTCAACCTTTTACTTTTTCATTTGAACAAGTTGGAACTAACTGTGGTTTGATAGGTAAAAATGCATGTATTGAAGTTGACGGTACAGCTTATTGGATGTCTGAGAATGGCTTCTTTATGTATGATGGTCAGTTAAAATCTTTACCTTGTTTGGTAGAAGACTATGTTTATGATGACTTAAATACTACATCAAGAGATTTAATTAATGTAGGTTTAAATAATTTATTTGGTGAAGTAACATGGTTTTATTGTACAGCAGGATCAAATGTTATTGATAGAATGGTAACATATAATTATCTAGACTCTAATTCTAAACGACCTATATGGACAACAGGAAGTCTAGCTCGTGCGGCCTGGCAAGATTCATCAGTTTTTGAAAAACCCCATGCAACTTATTATAATCCAAATAGTAATTCTTCTTATGACGTTATTGGTAATACGGATGGATGTACAATATACTATGAACAGGAAACAGGGACCGATCAAATAGATGCGGGTGGAGCAGTAACTGCTATTCTTGCTTCAATTACTTCTGGTGATTTTGACATTACACAACGAAGAAGTAACACCGGAGCAACTGTAGGTATGCCAGATCTTAGAGGAGATGGAGAATTTATAATGAGAATTAGTAGATTTATACCAGATTTTATTGCACAAACAGGATCTACTAGGGTAAGTTTTGTAACTAGAACCTATCCAAATAGTTCTTCAACTACTTCAAATTTTGATATAACATCGTCTACTACAAAAAAAGATACAAGATTAAGGGCAAGATCTATTGCGTTAAAAGTATCTAATACTGCAGCAAGTCAAGACTGGAAGTTAGGTACATTTAGATTAGATATACACCCTGGAGGAAGGAGATAATGGCAAAAAAACCAATAGTACAAGGTGGAGTAGATAACTATTTAGGTAAACAACCACAAGTAGTTGCACCTAGAAAATGGCAATCAGCTCCGGATAAACCTGAAACAGAATTAGCTTACATAACAAAAGCAGAAAAAGATTTAATACTTAAAAAAAATATTCATGGTGGATTAGAACGTGGTCCTAACATGGGTCCATCAGGAATTATGTCGCTTGATAGTTTTGGTGATGTTGGTGGAGCAGGAGCCAGTGGTGGAGATACATCTGCAGGTGGAGGAGCTAATGAAGGCGCAGGTTTTTCTGGTAGAGGACCAAATGAAACTCAATCTGGTTTTGATTCAAGAGTAGCAAATCAAAAAGAAATAATGCAAAAAGCTGAACAACGACAAGCTGATAGATTAGGTTACAGAGAACGAAGAAATGTTGTCGACATGAATAGACCAGGCAGATTTGGTATAGGAAATTTATTGAGTACTGCATTAGGTTTTGTAAACCCTGCTCTTGGTCTTATTAGTAGAGGTATTACCTCGATGCCAAAAACTTTTAATACTTTTAAAAATTCTTCATCGTTAGTTGATTTTTATAATAATATGAAAAATCCAAATACAATTGAAGAGCTAGATGAAACAACTTTAGCAGATCAAGTTAGTCCTGATCTTCCTTACGCAAAAACATATTTACAAAGTTTACAACCACCTGTTGTTATGGATCAAGGAATACTGGCTACTGATAGATTTACTGACAATAGAACAAACTTTGGATTGGGACCTTACGATGGCTAAAATAGTACAATCATTAACTAGAGCTGAAGAAGAATACAGCAGACAAAATTTACAATCATTAGTTAGAGATTTAGATGGTGTAATAACAAAATTAAATTCTTCATTTCAAGATGAAGTTAAACAAGAGATAGAGGCTAAAAGTTTCTTTTTAGAATAATGGCAGTAGTAAACCAATATAAGTTTTACGGTAAAACAACAACGGCTGCTGAGACAGTATCAATGCTTTCGCCAGGAGTTAACGAAACTATTATTATAAAATCTTTAAGAGTTACAAATAAATCGGGTTCTAATACACCAAATGTGACTATTAAAAACAACGCATTTGAGATAGTAAATACACAAACATTAACAGCTGCTACTAGCGTTGAGATATTAACTCTACCTTTAATTTTAGAGGGTGGAACTGTATTATCTTATACCACAGCAGGCACTGTATCTGATGGTGTGGTATTTGGTATTAGTTATCTCAATATATTAAAGGAGAAAACAGACTAATGGAAATAAAACAAGCAAAAGTAGAGACAACTTATAGACATAAAAAAACTGGTCAGCTTTTTAAGGAAAGAAAAGACTGGGAAAGCAAAGGTTTTAAGAACGAAGAAATGGCACAAGATGTAAAAGTTATCATGCCACCTCTTGATTTGTTCGCAAAAACCAAGTAAACATAGGAATTAAGGTAAAATTATGGCAATATCTAGAATGCAAGAACCCAGACAACAATATGGATTAGGA